AGAAGAACAGGAACAAGTACCTTCCTCCGCGGTTGACAACGTTGTGGTAGAAGAAGATGATACCAATGACACCCTAGATTACTTCCGTAAACTAGCAGAGTCTTGATACAGGGAAGGGGGTCTTAGACCCCCTTTTTTATGTGTCGTAATCACCTACATCAGGTTGACTTTCCATTGCTTCAATCTTTTTAGCATACAAATCATACTCTCTTAAGTAATCACTTAAGTATTTCGATTGTAATATGTTTATCTGTGACTTGTCTTCGTTAAGATCATACTCATACTGGTAATGAGTCACCGCATAACATGCTGCATTGACCCCTACATGACCCTGACGGGTTAGATAAACCTCACTATCCTGTCTATCAGGATAAGTAATTTCAAAATTACCAGGAACCTTTAGACCATTATTTCCTCTACCACCACGTTCCATTACTGGTGTTCCTCTTCCAGGAAGAACGAGATTACCATCAAGATCATGTATCTCTAGTGTCTCATAGTGTCTAACTTCGTTTGCTGCAGAAATACTTCCATACTTCTTAATAACATATTCGTCAAGTTCGTATTGTGATAATGCCCACTGACTATAATAATCTACAATGTCATTAATCTGTAGAATCACCCAGTAATATTGTTCATCACCATAGAAGTCATAAGATAATTGTTCAGGTCTCTCCCCATTCTTCACTGTATAAGGTTTGTATAAAGTTTTTGTTGGTGATATGTCATCCCTAACCTTTAACAAGTGAAAGTAATCTTTAATGTTTATATAATCAACTACCCCCGCCTTGTTCATACGGGAAGCATATTTAATATTGGGTAGTTTTGAAAAGTAATTAGGTGTTGCCATTAGAAACCTCTTGGTCCACCTTCTTCATGATTCTCTCTGGTGATAATATCTACCTCAGAGAAAGACATTCTAATTGAAGTAGATGCAGGGACACCATCAATGTATGTATAGTGACCGTCTGAAGATGCGTTGTCCTGTGTTTCAAATGATGTCATTGCACATGGTAAGAATTTATTCATATACTTTGCAGTCTTAGTGTTACCATAATTTATATGCCAAACATGTGGGACCTTTAAGTAGTGCCCATCAGCCTTTGGTGCACTCCATAATTTAAATTCTTTAATAATTTTACTAACTGCTTCAGCTTCTGCAGATGATCTAGGAACAAATGTAAATTCAAATGCAAATGTTCTTAATGATGGACCCTGATATAGAAGTTCAATATTGGGGTTGTATACTTTACCCTGAGTTAATGCCAAATAATTATTACCACTACCAACTAATGCCTTACCTGCAGTGTCAGCCACAAGTTGTTTAAGCATCTCTCCTCCATTGTTAGATGCAAACGATCCTAACTCTTTTCCTGCACGGCCAGCTCGACTTGCAATCTCACCCATATCTATCTCAGAAGAAGCAACATCTCCTATAGTTTCTACTGCACCACTCAAAGATTTTGCACCGAACACTCTAAATTGTCCTAGTGGACCTCGAAGAAGGTCACCAGTATTACTCCAACTATTAGTATATGCCACGGGTGGTGTGGAGTTCGGCATATATAAAACAATACCCTCAGTTGTATTAGGTGCCTGAGGACGAGGACCATTACCACTATACTTACTGTTAGTTCTATATTCAGAATGTTGAAATCTCACGAAGTCAGTTTCGTTTTCGTTTAATCTTACAGGATACTTAAGCATTTTAACTAGATACAAACTTTGCGATGGGATATCTTTCCATATCTTTTATCTCACTCTCTTTAATTTCATATATATTTGTCACGACTTCATTCCAAGAGTACCTTCTCCAGTCGTTCCAGTGAACATTATACCCACTGAATCCCCACTTGTATATACCAGTACATATGATGAATGGATGTTTATCATACTTGATATTTTTAGTCTTGGCTTTATATACAAACACATAGTATTTATCTGCCTCTGGAACAATTGTAGACGGAGACAAGGAATTCAATAGTAACCTCATGTTGTACTCCGGTTTACCGGTAGCCTTTGGAAGTATCCCTCGTATACGATTCATGAAGTGTGATATGTTTCGAAATTAAATGCGACTCGGAATGTTAAAAACTGATCATATGCATCAGATGATAAATCAATTGAGGATATACTAGTTACATAACACTTATCAAAATGATATTCCTGTACCACATCATAAGGTTCGGAGACAGAACCATCTAATTTGATCTTAGGTCTATCAGAATCAGGGAATCCTAGTTTATATAAGTCAACACTAAATGTATAATCATCGTAATAGTTCATCCTCTGTGTTTTTTGATTACTGAAATTAAGACCACCTGGATTTGAACCGAGAGCAGTCCTATCAAATAATCCTCTCAGTGCACGGTACATTCTGAATTCTGAATTATCGATGACTTCTATCTGTAGAGGAGATTCAAATACAACTGCCTCTGGGATTTGATTTCTTACACCTAAGTGTTCCTGTCCCAATGTAGTTAGGACTGAATGTGATACACCAGGTACGGATACACTACGACAAAATACATCAAGATATTGATTGTCACTAGAACTTAAATCTTCTACTCGTATAGAATACAATGTCGGTCTGGCAGGACCAGTCCTCATTAACGATTTAACCTTTTCGTATGATGACATCGTATCTAAATATTTGTAGGTATTTAGATAGTATGGGGACACCTTTAAAGGGTAGGTTTAAACCTAGACATCCTGAAAAATATAAAGGAGATTCAAATAATATTATCTATCGTTCATCATGGGAACGTGATGTGATGAGTTGGTTAGATATGAGAGAGGACGTCGTAGCTTGGATGTCAGAAGAACGATGTGTCTGGTATTTTAATCCGGTTACTAAAAAGAATTCAAGATACTTCCCTGATTTTATTGTCAGATATAAACGTGATGATATTATTCATGAGGAGATGATAGAAGTTAAACCCTCACGTCATGTTAGAGGACCCAATCCTAATCCTAAACGTAGAACAAAGTCATGGATGAATGATGTCCAAACCTATGTAATCAATCAAGCAAAGTGGAAAGCAGCAGAGACTTACTGTGAAGATAGAGGTTGGAGTTTTAGATTACTTACTGAAGAGAACGTACCTACCTGGAAGAAACGCAAATAAATACTATTACTAGATTATCTATAAGATGTTACCCAAGCCAACTAAACCTGAATATAATACTGTAATCCCTTCTACTGGTAAGAAGATTAAGTATCAACCATTCACGGTTAAGGAAGAAAAACTTCTCATCCTAGCAGCAGAGAGTCAAGACCAGGATGAAATCACTAACGCAATCATTAATGTCATTCAAAGTTGTGTGACAAGTCCTTCTGATATTGATGTAGAAGAACTTGCATTGTTTGATATTGAGTACTTATTTCTCAAGGCAAGAGCAAAATCTATTGGTGAAAAGATTGACCTGATGGTTACTGACCCCAATGACCCAGAGTATACAGTAAACCACTCTATTAATATTGATAAGATTGGAATTGAAAAGACACCAGGTCATACCGATGTAATCACTATCAGTGATACTATGACACTTAAGATGAGGTATCCTGATATTTCATTCTTCAATGAAGGAATTGATATGAGCACAGTCACCAGTAGTTTGAAAACTGTTGGTCGGTGTGTGTCCTCTCTAGTCGTAGACGACGAAGTATTCAACCGTTCTGACATGCAGGAAGGTGAAATTGAAGAGTGGTTGGAAAGTCTTACTAACTCTAAATTCAAAAAGATTACTGAGTTCTTTGAGACTATGCCTAAACTTAGGTATAAGTTTACATTGAAGAACGAAAGAACAGGTAATGATTTTGAAATCGTACTGGAGGACCTAGCGGATTTTTTCTAGTGGCGATGATGCATAATAACTTAATCAGTTATTACGAACGCCTCTTCGCCATCAAACAATACCATGGCTGGAATCTAAATGAAATTGAAACTCTTCTTCCATGGGAACTTGATGTTGTGACATCTCTCATCTCTAATTATATTGAAAAGGTAGAGGCAGATAGAAAACAAGCAATGTTAGACAGGTCGATTTAAGGATCTAAATAAAAGTAAAATCCATGCAGGCTTTTTTTGAGAAACTACACAAAGAGAATATAAAATCGACCGATATTATTCGGTCAGTGGATAAGACTGTAAAGAAAGTCAGTGAAGAAGTTACTAATAATACCAAGAGTCAAGAGGTATCTAACAAACACCTAAAAGATCTCCTCTTAACAACTCAGAAAAGAATAGACAATGAAGAGAAACAAAGAGCAAAGGAAAAACGAGAACGGGATAGAAGGAGTGCAGACTCAAGTCCCCTTAAAGGTTTAGTTGGGAAAGGAGATAAACAAAAGTCAAACAACAATAATACTAATAAGAAAGGTGGTGGATTATTAGATTCCATGCTGGGTCTTGGTGGTATAGCTTCTGCTCTTGGTTCTCTTAGTGCACCTGCGATTCTTGGTGCACTAGGTATTACTGCTATTGGTGGGACATTAGCTGCATACTTCACTTCAGATAAAGCAAAAGAGTTTCTTGATAAAAGTATAGGAATACCTTTGGGTAAAGCATTAGAACAAGGAACAAAAGATATTTTTAAAGATACTCCATTTGCGTTTACACCAGATTCAGATGTAACAAACAGCAATATTCCCC